CCTCTCACTTCCACACTATTGCGGAACCAGAAGTCCTTGGTGAAGATAAAATACTTGTCGGACTGCTTATTGACCGGCATAATCGGGAATACCTGGTCTGCCACATACTTGTCGTTCTTGTATGCTATGCTGATATTACTCAGCGCAGCATCGATATGAACATCACTGGGGGTTGGTTGAGCCATGGATTATACCTCTCCTCCTCTTCCTAAAATTTGCTCGACTTCTATACTGGTGCTACGTAGCCAAAACCCTGCTTCAGCAGTATCTGGCTTATCTTACCGTCGGCAGCGGCCTCGATAGTGATACCAATGACATTATCGTTGGCCACCGCGGCTGCCAGTTTCCCGACGCTATCGCAGGTTACCCAGACACCTTCGTTGATGGTAGCTCCGCCCTTGACCTTGGCTATGCCACTAACCCGGATAACCGCCGGCTCATCTTCGGCATCTGGCTTATTCTGGAGAATCCCGATAAGGGCCTCAACCGGGTCATCCGGGTCATCGGCCAGTTTTGCCTTGCCATCGGTATCCAGCGTCATGATATAGAACTGAGCAGCAGACAGGTCACCGCTGGCTTTCAGGGTGATTTCAGGTCCATCTATGTTATTCGCCATTTCGATTCACCTCCTCCTCACTTACTTATTGATTTGTTTCTTCGACGGTTCTGGTAACAATCCGCCTCTTTTTCATGTAATCCCGCCACAGTACGGGCTTGGCCTTGCGGAGCGCGGCCGTGGCTTCCGGCTCCTCAACGCGCTTCTCTTCCATATAAGTTTTCACCTCTTTGGTGAAGTCATGCTCGTCCTCATCACCCTCTGCGGGAGTGCCCTTCGCCTTGAGCACGCCAGCAGCAACTAGCCGCTTGTTCTGGTCCTGATAACGGCCCAGAACCACCTTGGACACATCTTCACCACCGGCCTCTTCGAGCTTGACCAGCTCCTCGGCCAATTCGTCCGGGGTGCCGCTGATTGCTCTCAGGTCGGTAGCAAGCGCACGGTAATGAGCTTTCCTTTCCTTGCGCTTCAGGTCCTTATTGTCCTTCTCCAGCTGGGCAACCCGGTCGCTGAACCGCCTCATCTGCTCTCCCTCGCCTTGCATGGCACCCATCATTTCCTTGATTTTTGCCACACAGTCAGCAAGGGTAGCCTCGGGCGGCAGGCCAAGAGCTTCTTTAATCGGCCCCAGGTCTTCACCCTGCAACTTCTTGACCGCGGCCATGACCTCCTCATCCTTAGCGCCTTCACTCAGGCCCAGAAACTTCAAGACCTCACTATTCATTTCGTCAACCTCCTCCTTTTTCTTTGGCTTAACGCCTGGTTCAGTTTCAACAAGCTCCTGGCTATGCTGCCTGGTAGCAAGTATGTTCTTGACTTTGCCCTTGACATCCTTCCACATGGCCCGTATTACACCAACGCCTGCCCGCCCTTTCATAGTCTTTTCAATAGCAGCATCAATATCAGACAGGGTCGGCTCCAACTGCTCATAAGTCACCACTTCGGTATCAAGAGCAAACTCTATGATGGAATCAGGCTTGACTGAAGCGGTATAAACCACTGCTGTCTCAAGGCCAGTTTCTCTCACTGCCGGCAACTCGCCGCCGAGCAGAGCCAGCCCGGAAAGCACTTTGGGATATGTCTTGCCGTTATCTTCGAAATCAAAGAGTATCTCAGCACTGACCTTGTTATAACTCTTGCCCTCTATCAGCTCCGCTACCGGCTGCGGGACATCGGACAGGTCGGCATATAACATATTTCCAGAAAGCCGCAGGGATTCAACCCAACCGAAAGCCATGACGCCATTGCCGGCCTCACCCTTAATCATTTCCGGCTCTACGCCCATCTTTATGGCAAGGCGCTTGTTGAATTCATCGCTGGTATGGCCAATCTTGACAGGCGGGTCCAATCTCCCCTTCAATTTCTGGAATGAGGCAATCATGCCTTTCAAATCATCAAGGGTGTACTTGTCGCCATTATGGACACCGGCGGCGAATATCGGGACGCCATACACTGAGGTTGTGCTCACTTTGTTCTCGGCCTTGCGCGTCCAGCCATGCTTTTGCTTAACCCAGCCGAGCTCGCTAATCGCCTGCGTAGCAGATGTCATGGCCTTTTCAACACTCCTATCCTTCGCCATATAGTTCTCAAAGGCTTGCCAGAAAGCGCTGATAGCCACTACAGGAAGCCCGAAAGTCATCTCCCCGGGCCACTTGCCGGTAGTCTGATTCTCGAGCCATGCACAAAAGGCTTCGGGGTCGGTTTTATCGCCATTATCTGCTACACAGGCTGCAAAATTAGGATATCCCCCAAATGGCATTTCAACCTCCAGATAAAACAAAAGCCCGACTCACACACCTGCAAATCGGGTTCAATGACCACTATCAGTTACCGGACTTTAAGCCTCTATATGATTATGAGTGTAGCACTGCAATCTTTAACCTGTCAAGTGCTACCTGACATTATTTTTTAGGAAGAGGCCGCCTAAGCCTCAAAACATCCTGGGGATTTGCAATCACAAGGTTGGATTTAGGCGTTACTATTCTCGGCTTACGTCTTATTGGTTCAGGGCACTGTTCATGCTGATACTTCCCGCTCTCCATCCTTCGGAGCGTTCCTCCGTGTTGCCCACACTTGTAACAGGTAATAAACTTTCCCGTAAGCCATATTCCCTCCTACTGATTCCTACCTAGCATTGATAGCCTCACTGTGAGGTTCTACCGGCGTGGGGCTTTCCGGTGAAGCAGGTGTACCAAAATTCGGATTGTGAATCGGGTCATCCCTGAACCGGAAGCACTTACACACATCGCCGACTAACTGGTTAAACACATGCGGCAAGTCGCGGGCAGGTTTCTTTGACTCCTCAGCCATTTAGCCTCCTTATCTCAGCCCGGATTACATCGTAGTCCCTGCGAACTACTATATCATGCCATTTGGTATTGGTATGTTGCTCGACTATTTCAGGATGCCACAGGACATCAACTATCATTTCGCCGCACAGCTTCCTCAGCACATCCTTCTCCCTCAACCACGCCTCAACATCCATTTCAACTCCTGGCGACCGGCATCTTCAGAGGCAAATCGAAGGTATGATTGCATCGGTCACAATCAAAAGCAGAGCAGACACCACCATATATCCGAGCTGCTTTCTTGCCGTTCTTTATCACCAACACGCCATCAACGATTTGCGCCAATCTTCTGCCGCATTTTGGGCAAGTTACCCATTCCTCGCTCATCTTACCTCCAAATTATTTGATGCCGACTATGCTACTCTTTCCCATCCGGATTCGGTTTTTACATCAATATGGCACCGGCAATTTCCAAGGCAACTTACGTCCCCTGCTGGAACCGTAGGCATGTGGTCCCAGCTCTCATATTCTCCAGCCAACTCCGGACAGCCGTAGTGAAACTCGGACTTCTTGCAATGCTCTGCTGCGGGGTCCAGAACCCATCTTACGCGGCGCGGCTTCTTCCCGGCTTCCTCCCGTTCTTTATCCATTGCTGTCATCCCCAAACCAGCCCCGAGAAAAATAGCACTCCAGAAAGCGCCAGCATAGGCAGACGGCTCGCCTCTCATAGACTGTAATAGTCCAAGAAAGCCGGTGCCTTCCAACTCATACTGCTGCTGATTTTCCAGCTCGTCCAGATGACTGACTATCTTTTCCCTGATGCGCGGTATCAGACTCGTGTCAACGAACTTGTCATTGGTGTCTACTTGCTTCTGGACCAGATTTTCTGCCTGGCTATCTAGCGGCTTCCCGTTCAGGCCGAGACGCACCGCCTCATTGATATGCTTGGCCGCGGCAGCCTTCAAGTCTCTGGCAAGACCAAGAAGCTGTTTATCGATTTCTCTAACTGCCTGCTTCCTGCCTGATTCGGACGCTGCCACAACAGACTTCTGTGCCTTTCTGGACCACCTGTCGTATATTGCAGTAAGCAGACCCTGGTATTCGTTTGTAGCGTTGCCTATTTTGCTGCCGCCGCGCCGCCCTTTGATACCAGCCACCTCAGCATAGCTGCCAACCTCAAGGACTTCCTGTTCATGGCCAGCCCAGCGCTCAGGGACTGTGCCGCTCTCGACCTTGCGCTCCTCTACAACTTCGTGCGCCTCTGATTCGGCTTTCCATTCTTTGTAATGTATATCACAGAACCAAGCCCGGGCTATGCCCTCAGCCCAGAGGACTTCGACTGTCGGTGCAGCGCTACATCTCATGCACTGGTCACGGCGCTTCTTTTTGATTGCAGTCGGGATATGCACATCACCGGGGTCAGGCTGGGCAAACTTCTTCATCCCCTGCTTCGGCCTGACAACAAAACTGCCATCCGGCTGCTCTATCCAGTCATACGCCATCAAGCCCTGGAGCGGTCCAGGAGCAGGAGGCAATCCTCGCTGTCCCTCTCCAATACCTATCGGTCTATCTGGCAGGCCCATCATTGCCCTGAAATAATCCTCAAGCTGGGCATCCGGCGTTAGTATTTGAGAGTTTATCAAACCCGTGGCCGCGGTAATAGCCTTCTGAACATCCTTGCTGCCCGGTTCTGTCCAATCTATTCTAGGATGACCGGAGGCCCCGGCAAGCAACTGCGGGTTCATACTGAACAATAATGGAACGAGCTGCATGTTCCACATCTCAAGCAATTCCTGCTGTATGGATTGCAGACACAGGCTAAAGAAGTCCTGAGAACCCTCGACCAGCGCCTGAGTGCCTACCTGCTGCATCCCCAGCATCAGGAACTGGGCAAAGAACCTCATCAGGATTATCTTGTTCAGGTCATCTACTATCTTGCGAACATCATACTGCTTCGAACCTGGGGAGCCTAGTAGCTCAAACTTCCATCCGGACACTTCTGCATCGGGGGTCGGGGGCGCCGGTATGACCAGTCCGGCTTCCTCATCCTGTCGTATATTGCGTATGAGTGTCACGGCGGTAGTTTTATCTTCAGCCGTAGCGCCATAGGGCAAATGTATCACCGGAAGTCCGCAGAGGTCTCTTTCGGCCCCTATCGCCTCAATAATCTCAAGGTTCTTTCTGGTGTACCATGCTCGGTATAGCGACCGCATAGGGCTGGCCCCTTCAGGAGACCTCTTGTGCGACCGGAAGGTAGCATGTAATAGCTTCCATCCCTCTATCTCAATAATCCGGGCTGCGTTCGGGTCCTGCTGAAGCATTGCCTCGACATTGAACTCCTCATCCATCTTCCATTTGTAAAGCGTCTCCTGCCCACGCGGGTCAAGAATATGCAGGCCAATCTTTCCGTCATTGAACTTTGACGGCCTACTACCGTCTACGCCAAGTCTCTTCTTGAAAACTATCTCTGAAACAGACCAGCCCCAGACCAGCATACTCATCATATCGAGCACATGCTGCCGCCAGGTATACTTGGTCATATCATCCATGCAGCTCTGCAAGAAGTCGGCATTTTCCTTGTCCTGCGGGGTATCCCCAGCGGGGACTGTCTCAAACTCCGCCGCCATTAACGGCATCGTAATTGAATCCAGGAGGCTAGCGATAACAGCATCATCCTGCATCTCATGGAATACCTTGGCCCGGCTGGTGCCTTTCAGAGAAGTTAAATACTCTTCGCCAAGAACGCCACCCCAGACAGACAAGCCTGTGACGCCAACTACCGAACCAACCCCACCCTTTTTAGTTGTATTTCTTGTTACCATTTTAACCCACCTCCAATAAAGACAACAAAGTAATTGTTGACCTATTTCGGTTTAATGTCAACGCGCTGCTGTCTTATGTCCTCCACGTAGACTTCTTTTCGACACCAACCGGCTCTGAAGGGCCTGAGATAACATGAGTGCGGGCCCAATTCAAAAATTGCGTAGTTGTATCGACAATATCGTCATTGGCGCCACCCGGGAATGCTTCATGCTCATGCTCAAAGACAAGACGCCACGCTGCATCCTTTGGTATAAACACCTTGCCAGCCTCTAGTGTGGGCGTGACAGCATTAGCCCGAGCGACCTTGTCCTTGTCGACAGTAATGGCTATAACAGGTATCCTGGTATGGGCTCTCAACTCTGGTATCAGGTCTTGGCCAGATGCGGCATCTTCAATCAATACCGCCATCGGACGCCACTGTTCCCAAAGACTGTTAGCAACTACCTTCAACTTCGGGAACTCTACCTTACCACGCCACATGTCTTGGAGATAATACCCGTTATCAAGAATAGCCCACGTCTCGCAGACAGAGAAATCATTTTGCTGTTTTGCCTTATGGGCCGTATCCCACGACTGGACTGTGCCGCGGACTGGCTGATATGAACTACTTTCCTTATCTAGCTGCCATGGGGCATTGCCATGTTCCCAATAACGCCAGTATTCTCGTTTGAAGATATTGCCCTCAGCGGGAATAACATGCCCTTGAAACATCAGCTCGAACTGGCGCAACCCCAGGGATACCCTGGCAGAAGACGGGTCATCACCTATTAGAGCTGCAACGGTCCAATAGCTCGGATACGTCGACTCCCCATTTTCATCAATAGCTGGAAGGGGGAGGACAGTCCATCCATCCTCCTCGAATTTGGCCGCAGGGTCCTCCTCGTGCCACCTGGTTGCAATCATAATCTCCCGACCCCCAGGGACAAGCCGGCTACTTGGTGTTGTCTTAATCCAATCCATCAACTTTTGCCGCTGATACTCCGTAGCCATATTCTCCTGGTCAGCAATATCATCATAGATAATTTCTTGTACCGTGGCACCAAGAATCGGTCCGCCAACACCGGTGGCCTGAACAGTCGGGTCCTTGTCAGCCTCATTCTTACGTTTAACAAACCACTCGTTCTCGCCCCAGCCCTTATTTACATCAGGTTGCAGGTCATAAAGAAACCGATAGTTGGCGTTATAGGCAACAGTATCACGGAGAGCTACACTGTTCTTATTTGCCTGCGTAGCTGTATTTGATACGTAAATGCAGTGGTAGCCCTCAGGGTCATTCCCAATACGCCAGCCCAGATAGTCGACGCCAACTACGGGGGAATTACACGTTGGGAACATACCTCTTCCAGCCAAGAAGGTATGAGATTCATGCTCAACCTCTATGCACTTAGTATCAGCCACCCCAGCCGGCGAGATGGTGATATAATGTCCAGACTTTGCCGATTTATGGCATCTTGCCAATTTGCGAGGCAAACGGAAAATACCTTGATTACCGGACAACGCGCGCTGGCGTCTATAAAGCCATTCCGTCTCGTGCTTTGTGAATACTGTAGGCTTCTCACGGTCAAGTCGCACTATCCATTCGTGAACAGTGTCAGCGATTACATAATGCCCCAGTCTGTCCTCAACACGAAATACCCTGCGGTCTTTCCAAACTGGCGACACACCGACAACCTTCGTAACCGTGCCATCACCGGCGAATACAGAGTCACCAATCGTTAATTCACCCATAATCTTCCAGCCTGTTGGGACTGGTATAGGTGTGTCTAAGGCTAAGGCTTTCCCGTATTTCGGCGGAGCTACTATCAGGAGTCGCTTGATGCTGAAGTCCTCAAGAGCCTCTGCCCAGACCAACTGATGCTCCGGCATACTGTATCCATGAACGAACCGCGTATGCCACCTCAGCCGGCTCTTAATGAGCTGGCGGTATCGTTCTACCTCCGGAGGTAGTGTCGTCATCAATTCAGTCATAATTCAAGCATCTTCACCTTACTATAGGCATACAGCCCATTTCATAGCTTCAACAGCTTTCAAACCCTTCTCGAATAGATTAGTATGCACAACTTAAAACGAAAGCAACATATTGACTCGCTTTTCGTACTCGTGAGAACGAGCGATACAGTAAATAAGCCATGAGATACAGAAGCTCACAATCCGCTTGCACATCAGCCAAACGTGGCTGTGAATATACAGGAGCAGCC